GGTAATCATAAAATACAAGTAGGTGATCACGTTATAGTACACCACAACGTGTTTAGAAGGTTTCACGATATAAAAGGAAGAGAAAAAAACAGTAAAAGCTATATAGATGAAGATAACTACCTATGTGGTATTGACCAAGTCTATGCTTACAAAAAAACAAAATGGATGCCTACTGAAGGATATGCTTTTGTAAAACCAATTCAATCTAATTATATATTTAGTACTAGCAAGGAACAACCATTAAAAGGTATTTTGAAAATAGTTCAAGATAATCCACACTTAAAAGAAGGAGACTTAGTTGGCTTCACACCAAATAGTGAATATGAGTTTGTTATTGATGGAGAAAGACTTTATAGAGTTAGATCAAAAAACTTAACAATAAAGTATGAACATCAAGGAAACGAAATTGAGTATAATCCAAGCTGGGCATAAAGCAGTTGAAGAATTAATTAAAGTTGCTAAAGAAGCTATCGTTGATTCAGGAGATGATATAACGGCAGATAGATTAAAAAATGCTGCTGCTACAAAAAAGTTAGCTATCTTCGATGCTTTTGAAATACTTGCTAGGATACAAGAAGAAGAAGATATGATTAATAATAAACCTAAAGAACAAGTTGCTGAAACTTCTTTTGGTGGTTTTGCAGAAAGAAGATCTAAGTAATGTATAATCAAAGTTTATTTAAGGTTGTAGAACCTATAAAAATAAATACCATAAAAAGACTTAACAAGTCTAAAAAATGGGAATACGGTTATAACAAAGAACATGATATAGTTGTTATAAGTAAGACTGGTCAGATTGGCGAGATATATGATATACAAAACTTTAAAGTAGCTTTACCAAAAGCTGTTAATGTTACTAAGTTTGAGAATGATAAATGGGAGGTGGCAGAATACTCTAAAGAGTTAAAAAGAATAAAAACTATATTTGACTGGAAAAATTATCCTGATGATTTTAAAGGTAAGTATATAGATTACATAGAAGATGAGTTTCAAAAAAGAGAGGAAGGTTTTTGGTATTACAACAAAGGCGTTCAAACTTATATTACTGGCTCTCATTATATGTACCTGCAGTGGTCCAAAATTGATGTTGGTAAACCAGATTTTAGAGAAGCAAACAGATTATTCTATATATTTTGGGAAGCTTGTAAAGCAGATAAAAGATCATACGGAATGTGCTACCTTAAGAACAGGCGTTCAGGTTTCTCATTTATGTCATCAGCAGTATGTGTTGATATGGCAACCATCTCTTCAGATTCTAGATTCGGTATTTTATCTAAATCAGGACCAGATGCTAAAAAGATGTTTACTGATAAAGTTGTACCAATATCCGTTAACTACCCGTTCTTTTTTAAACCAATACAAGACGGTATGGACCGTCCAAAAACAGAACTTGCATATAGAGTACCCGCTAGTAAACTTACTAGAAGAAGTATTGTTAAAGCAAGTGATACCACCGGGGTATTAACTGGGTTAGATACAACAATAGATTGGAAAAACACAGGTGATAACAGTTACGATGGTGAAAAATTAAAACTATTAGTCCACGATGAAAGTGGTAAATGGGAAAGGCCAAACAATATATTAAATAACTGGCGTGTAACTAAAACAACACTTAGGTTAGGTAGTAGAATAATTGGTAAATGTATAATGGGGTCAACCTCTAATGCTTTAGATAAAGGTGGAGACAATTTTAAAAGATTATATAAAGACTCAGACGTTACTAAAAGAAACAGGAATGGACAGACTAAGTCAGGACTCTATTCTTTGTTCATTCCTATGGAGTGGAATTACGAAGGATTCATCGATTCTAATGGAGTACCTGTTTTTGACACTCCAAATGAAGAAGTGGAAGGCCCGTACGGGGAATTTATAGAAACTGGAGTAATTGATAACTGGAACAATGAAGTAGAGGGTCTTAAGAACGATCCTGATGCACTTAATGAGTTCTATAGACAGTTTCCACGTACTGAAGAACACGCTTTCAGAGATGAGACAAAAAACAGTATATTTAATTTAGCTAAAATATACGAACAAATAGATTTTAACGAAGAATTAAACGTTGCGAACTACGTTACTAAAGGTAATTTTCAATGGGTCAATGGTGTTAAAGATACAAAAGTTATATTTTACCCTGACAACAACGGTAGATTTAGAGTTAGCTGGACACCACCAGCAAATTTACAAAACAACGTTATAATAAAAAATGGTGTTAAATACCCAGGTAATGAGCACATGGGTGCTTTTGGGTGTGACAGTTACGATATATCGGGTACTGTAGACGGTGAAGGATCTAAAGGTGCTTTGCACGGATTAACAAAATTTAGTATGGAAGATGCACCACCAAACCAATTCTTTTTAGAATATGTATCAAGACCAGCAACTGCAGAAATATTCTTTGAGGATATGCTAATGGCTTTAGTTTTTTATGGAATGCCAATACTTGCAGAGAACAACAAACCACGTTTACTATACTACTTAAGAAGAAGAGGTTACAGAGGTTTCAGTATGAATAGACCAGATAAAGTCTGGAACAAACTTTCTGTAGCTGAAAAAGAAGTAGGTGGAATACCTAATTCAAGTGAGGATATAAAACAAGCTCACGCTGCTGCTATTGAAATGTACATACAAGATCACGTAGGTAAAAAACAAGATGGTAGTTATGGTAGAATAAATTTTAATAGAACGCTAGAAGATTGGGCTAAGTTTGATATAAACAATAGAACAAAATTTGATGCGTCAATATCTTCAGGTCTAGCTATCATGGCTTGTAATAGACATCTATATAAACCAAATGCCAATATAAAGAAAGAAAAAATCAATTTAAAATTTGCTAGATACAAGCAGTCTGGTAACAGATCAAAACTAATAGAAAATTAATATGGCTGAGTCAGTTGTAAAAAGTTATTTTCCAAGTCAAGTCGCAAGTGACTCTGAGAAGATGGGCACCGAGTACGGGCTCAAAGTTGCTAAAGCGATAGAGAGCGAGTGGTTTAAACGCGACTCTGGTACAAATAGGTTTTACGGAAATCAAACAGAATTTCATAAATTACGTTTATACGCTCGTGGTGAGCAGTCTATACAGAAATACAAAGATGAGTTGTCCATAAATGGTGACTTGTCTTATCTTAATTTAGACTGGAAACCAGTACCTATAATACCTAAGTTTGTGGATATAGTAGTAAATGGTATATCAGAAAGAGTATTTGATATAAAAGCTTACTCACAAGATCCTTACGGTATAAGTAAAAGAACAGCTTACATGGAATCTTTATTAAGAGACATGGAAACTGAAGATCTTGCTGAATTTGCACAAACAGCATTTGGTGTAGATATTAGAGAGAATAAAAAAGAAGAACTACCTGATTCTGTAGAAGAGTTAGAACTACACATGCAGTTAAGTTATAAACAAGCTGTTGAGTTAGCAGAAGAGCAAGCTATAAATACTGTGTTAAACGGTAATAATTATGATTTAATAAGAAGAAGAGTTAATTATGATTTAGTAACCTTAGGTATAGGTGCATCGAAAACTACGTTCTCTAAATCAGAAGGTATTAAAATTGACTACGTAGATCCTGCTAATTTAGTTTACTCTTACACAGACTCTCCTTACTTTGAAGATGTGTACTATGTTGGTGAAGTTAAAAATGTAACTGTAAATGAGTTAAAGAAACAATTTCCTAATTTAGAAGAAAAAGATTTAATGGATATTATTGGCCAAGGTTTTCAAAACTCTGGTTTTTATAATAGAAGTTTAACAGAAGCTAATCAAGTAGATAAAAATCAAGTACAAGTTCTTTATTTTAATTATAAGACTTATGCTAATGAAGTTTATAAAGTAAAAGAAACTGCAACTGGAGCTAGTAAAATAATAGTTAAAGACGATAGTTTCAACCCATTAATGGAAATAGCCATGGAAATGAAGTATGGTAAAGTTTCTAGATCTATAGAAGTTTTATACGAAGGAGCTATTATACTAGGTACTAAAAAGCTACTTAAATGGGAGTTAGCTAAAAACATGATGAGACCTAAGAGTGATTATACTAAAGTTAAAATGAACTATAGTATGGTTGCGCCTAGAATGTACAAAGGTAGAATAGAATCTTTAGTAAGCAGAATAACAGGCTTTGCTGATATGATTCAACTTACACACCTTAAGCTACAACAGGTTATGTCTAGATTAGTACCAGATGGTATATATTTAGATGCTGATGGTTTAGCTGAGATAGACTTAGGTAACGGAACTAACTATAACCCACAAGAAGCATTAAACATGTTCTTTCAAACTGGTTCGATAATTGGTAGATCAATGACTAGTGATGGAGATAATAATCCAGGTAAGGTTCCTATACAAGAAATATCTAGTGGAAGTGGTGGTCAAAAAATGCAATCACTTATAGGTACTTATAATTATTACCTACAAATGATAAGAGATGTAACGGGTTTAAACGAAGCTACAGATGCATCTTCACCTTCTAAAGATGCTTTAGTTGGTGTTCAAAAAATAGCGGCAGCTAATTCAAACACAGCTACTAGACATATACTACAAAGTAGTTTGTTCTTAAGCTCTGAAGTAGCTGAATTAATAAGTTTAAGAATATCAGATGTTTTAGAATACTCTCCGACTAAAGATGCTTTTATACAAAGTATCGGTACACACAATGTGGCTACACTAGAAGAAATGAGCAATCTACATTTATATGATTTTGGTATATTTATAGAACTTGCGCCTGATGATGAAGAAAAACAAATGCTGGAGAACAATATACAGATGGCTTTACAGCAGCAAAGTATAGATCTTGAAGATGCGATAGATCTTAGGGATATAAAAAATATCAAACTAGCTAATCAACTTCTCAAAATACGTAGAAAGAAAAAGCAAGTTAAAGATATGGAGATGCAACAGCAGAACATACAAGCACAGGCACAAGCTAATTCACAAACGCAACAAGCAGCTGCTCAAGCAGAGGTACAAAAACAACAAGCTTTAACTAATCAAAAAATGGAGTTAATGAAAATGGAATCAGAGTTTGATTCTAAAAAACTTCAACAAGAGGCTTTACTTAAGAAAGAACTTATGAATCATGAGTTTATGATTAACCAAGAGCTTAA